TTCAATGAAATTTGCAAAGACACTGTGTTTAATATGTCTTTTACTGTGACTTCTTTGTTTTCAGCGACGCGTGATGCTAATAGATCTTTGATAATTGATATATTAACATATATTCTAGCCGGATATGCAACCTTTTGGTCATCGGTTGTTACATTGAATCCAGATGTAACCGGAGTCACTTTGTTGTAAGCAACTATTTGTGTAACATTAGAATTAGTCTCCGAATTTTGTTCTGTTACATAATCAGTTGATGCTGGATATACATTGGTTTTAGTTTTACCTTTGCCTGGCCACAATAATACTTTTGTTGGGTCTGCAGATACTATTTTTTCATAATATATGCTTCGACAAATATCATCAGTGCATACGATTTCCGGGGTAGTTCCGTCTTCGATCTTTTTTAATAAGTATGTGTTGATATAATATACTAGCATTCCAACTGAAATGAAATATTCTGCAGATGTAGTTGAATTATTATTATTTACAGATCTAAACGTGCCGACAAGAATACTCTGATATTCTTTGTTATCGACAATTAGTTCCGTGTTGATTTCATTTCCATTTGTCTTTACCCCGACATCTGTTAAACGTTTTGTGATATCTTGATATATAGTATCATAAAAACTTACAATGTTATTCGTTGTTCCTGGCTCTGCATCTTTCTCTGTGTTTTCTAGTTGATTTGACACTTCGGATACATATGCACTAACATTGATATATGTTCCGGTAGCTCCTAACATTTCTAGCGATAACTCTACAGAACCATTTTCTTTAAAAGAGAATGAAAATGTTGATATCTTTCCGTTGAATGTAACAGCATTCATTGCACGAATTTCATCATCTGTTAGATTCGGATATACCGATTTTAGAGTTTCAAAACTAGTTAGTTCGTCGTCTACTAGTTTGTTTTCTTCAGACATTACAGCAGATTCCGGATGTTGTATCTTTAATCGTACTGCGCGGCCGGGTACACAGTATATCGATTCCATTTCATCTAAATCAGATCCTGGGTCTGGTATCGTGATTGATACTGTTGCTTTATTGATAAAACCGCGGGACTGATCGTTAATTGAAACATTAGTTAAATATGGTCTTGTTCTGTGAACCGGTCTAGATAAAAATCCTGTTGGGCCGTTGGGCATAAAAGAGTCGCCTAAAACGGTTTCTCCGCCTAATATGCTAGCCGGTATCGGAGTACTGTCTTTAGTTATGTTTGCAGATTCATATGCTACCAATTCAGCATTAGCAACTTGTTCGAGCATGAACCGCAAGTCTTTAGTTGTTCTAGATTTAGAACCAGCTTCTGCTCGTTTTATTATTTCTGTCTGTAAACTTTTGTTTACCTGCGAATAATATATATCACTCATCGTTTAATATTTAATTGTTCAATAACATCGTTAAAATTTCGTTTTGAAGGAATTCGTAACGTGGTACCTGGTTTTACTAATAAACTTCCTTTGGCTAAACCGTTTGCAGCTGCGATTACTGGCCAAGCAGTTGAATCATCATAAAACTGATATGCCAATGTGTCTAATCGTTCTGTAGTTGTTATTTGTATGTATACATCTTGTGCTGTTGTAGGCATTGATGGAAATATTGTTGTCGACAATTTTCGCTTTCTGGAATTGCTTTGTTTTTCTATTTTTGATGTTAAATATCGATTCATATATACTTCCTAATATTATGCACTAGCCAATCTATAAATTATTGAGGCTTGTTTAATGGATCATTTTCTTGAACTTGATTTAAATTATTTATCTCTGGATTTGGATCAGGCGGTCCGGCCGTTCCTTGAGTTTTGACACCTTCTCCTTTTAATTGCCGCTGTAATTGTTTGTCATTAAATACTTGTTCTCCAGTACTAAAATCACTCAACCAATTATCACTTCCTTGTTTTGGTTTACCAGAGTCAGATTCAAATTGTTTAGCTAAACTATACATTATTCCATTTTTCTGTGGAAGTGTATTTGTAACTAGTGTCATTGAAAGTGTTACACTGATTTTTTGTGGAGCTTGCATCATGGTCGAATCTTGTTCAATATTTATTTCCCATGGAGTATCTGAATCGGTTAAAGTGTATTGTAATGTTGATATAAATCCGGGTTGCTGCACAAAAATATCGCCTATAGTTACTCGCATCCACGGACCTTTTATTGCAATGTTTGATTCTGAATAATCCGGTGCTGTGTATGATGCAAGTGCATTTAGTTTTCTCCATATTGGTTTCATTTCATCTCGGGAAGTTGCATAAATATCAAATGCTACATTAATATCGCGAGAATATGAGTTATATGTGTAATTTGCATCTGCACGACCGAGCATTGCTTTCCCAGTCCAATTTGGGTTATGAGAATCTGTTAAACTAGTAAGGGAAGCACGGAATACAATGATATCATCCTCCTTTTCCTTGCTGCCTGGATTTAATTTAGGTCCAGTAAAATAAAATTTTATAAAATCTGTTGTTTGATCTAAATCATTTAATACGTCTAGATTTAAACCAAACGGCAATGTAGATGGTTTCCATTGATATGCATTTTTCAGCTTTCGTTTACTATACTCAACGACGTTGATTTTGTCTCCACGGAATTCAGTTGCAAGTTCTACAGGATTTCTGGTAGTTCTCCATTTTCCCGGTGTACCTTGTTTCCATTCTGTAGCTACGTGAGATCTTGTGGTAAAGTCTAAACGATTAAGCATGGATCCTTCACCATGATTACCCCAACCATACAATGTTTCCAGATTGAATAGCTGATATGCTCCTCCAGGCAATGCACTTGCTGCAGCATAAGCTCCAGCAACAATGGCACCTTTAATATTTCCACTGAGTAATGATCTTGCTGCAGCCGCAGCTCCATCTAATCGGATTCTACCAATACCCGTTCCTTGTATGCTTCTGAAATCTCGATATTTAGCAGATGGGACTGTTGATGCATATTTACTAATCGAATCGAATGATGCCAAAGTGTATTGTTGTTTTTCGTTGACAACTCCTCCAAATACACTGCCAATTAAATTGTTAGTTATGTTGTCAGTGATTGGATTTCCTAGCATCGAAGCAGCCCCTACAGCCAATGATTTTCCTAGATTAGCTAATCTGGTAGAGCCTGGGTTCTGTATGTTGGTATTGAGTTTAACAGTATCAGATCGATAACCATAACTAAATTTAGCTCCGCCATCTAAAGCATCGTTTAAAAAACTGGTAGTTGCGTCAGTGTTCCCGGTTGGATCAAATGTCGGTAATAGATTTATATCAGTATTTATCGTGTTGCTATATGATGTTCCTGATGTAGTTGGTTTTATTGGCATATCCGATCCTTATCTTGAAGATGAATTCATTTTATCTGCATCTCTCATTTCAATCTTACGTATTAAGTCATCTAAACCAACACCTTCAATTATCACTTGTAGGTTAGGCATCGACGATACTGCTGAGGTATTTGTATTTGTATTTGGCGCTGCTATATTAGGACTTGCCATGATGGCATCTTGTGGAGGCAATTGGAATGCCCCAAATGCACCTGCTACGATTGTTCCCTGATTTGGACTAATATATAAATCATTTGCGGTCTTAGGAGCGGTGCCTCCTATATTACCTTCAATATAAACATTGTCCGCATTTAAATTTGCGGTACCGGTGACTATGTCGTATACATCTCCTCCAGCTGCTGCTAGTGTTCCAAATCCTAGAAGAGTAGCAATGTTTTTGGTACCGATCTTCTCATCTATCAATTTGATTAGCTCATTAGACATTTGCAACGTTGTCGATTGAATATTGGTAGTTAACTGTTGTATATCTTCTATATGTTTTACTTGATCGCCAACCGCTTTGTTAATTGCTTCAGTATATGCTAAATTAGCTTTGTTACGTTGTTCTGCTTGTATGGTTAATACGCTTTCTGCGTCGGCTTGTTCCTCGGCTGTTGTTGATCTGGACAATTTATCTGCTGCATCAACTGCACTATTATATTCGTCTGTAGTTTTACCAGACATCTCAGCATTCATTTGAAGATTTGAGTATATGTCAAGCAGTTTGTCTTCTTCGATGCCCAATTGCTTTGCTAATGCCTGGCGCTGAAATATGTTATCAATTACGCCTTTGCCTTGGTCTTCTATAATTTCTGTTAACGCATCAGACATAGCGTTGAGATCTTGACTTACTGCAGCTTGACGAAACTTTTCGGAATTAATCTTTTTACCGCCCAATAGTTGCAATTCTAATTCGCTAGATATAGATGATTCAATATCCAAGAATTTATTTGAAATCCCAACAAGGTCTTTGAATGATACTCCTAGTCTAGATGCCTTAGCAGCTGCTTTTCCTATAACTTCTGCACTTTTCCCGTATGCAATACTGATCTCAGGTCCAGCATCAGCAATTTGCTGTAATATGTCTGCATATACGCCTGTTCGGCCGGTATTTTTTGAAATGCTAGCAGCAACCGATGCCAACTCATCATTAAATTTGCCTATGTCGCCAGAAGCCTTGCCTTGCACAACACTGTATTTTGTTAATGCAATCGATTGTTCTTCGGTTAATCCTAATACATCACGATACCGATTATATTGTTCTAATAAAACTTTGTTGCTACCCTTACCTTCTCCGATAACTTTAGAATAGCCTTTCACTACTTTATCTAGTTCAGTTGAATAAGTTCGTAGCTTAGCTGAATTGATACCTAATTGAACAGCGGTGTTGTCTAGAATCCCCCCTAACTCTGCAGCTGCTCGCACATTTAAATTTAAACTGCGTTGTAAAACTTCATTTCTTTGTGCTAATATCGTAACTTTATCAGTTACTCCTTCAACCATTTCTTGTAGTTTGGAAAAGGCATTTTCTCTGACCATGTCAGCTACGCCAGAACCTAATTTATTAATTTCGTTAAGAATATTATCAAACGATGGTGGCGTTTGTCCTAATCTAGGTCGTTGTTTTAACTGTGCAATATGGTTTGGAAGATTTGAATGCATTACCGACAATCTTTATTAATAAATATCTAACGTTTGTTTTTTATATCCGGACCGCGGACAATTTTATCCGTATTAGTTTTGTTTTGAGTGTTTGTACTTGGATTCATTTTTTTATATAAAACTTCATTCATTTTTTTAATAAAGAATTTTCTTGTTGGAACTGGTAATTCATAAACAGTGTTCCAGTCCCATCTACCTTCGCCCCACCAAACCAAATCCCACATTGTATTCTGAATTGTTATGCGATCTTCGGGACTAAAACCAAAAAAGGTCTGCTCCAAGCGGAAACCCGGCGCGGAAGGTCTCCTTTTTACCTTCCTCAGTTTCATATTCAAATTCATATGAAAGATCTAAACCAGGTGTGTTATCTACTATATAGATTTGAAACTGTCTAGAATCTTGAGCTAAGAAATTATAACGAATATATTCTGATATAGCATTTGGCGATCGATCGTTGTTAACTTGCATGATTACAGAATTTAAAAAATCAGATGTTTTTTCAGTTTTATCGCCAGCTGTTGGGAACTTAAATTTTATACAATCGCCAGATGATGTTGTATAATCAAATTCTCCGTTTTCGTCACTATCAATATTTAATGGCTTAATGTTTAATTGAGATAAGTCGACATCTTGTTCGATATGTTTGCCATTTGGTGCCTTCACTCGTACGGGATATTCTTTACCATAACTCAAAATACGGGCTGATATAACTAAACCGTTTTTATCGATAACTGAAATATCATTCATATCTACGTCGGTTACAATCAATGACTCTAACAACATATCCAAAGCAATACCTTTATCTATATACGATTTTGTTGTTAATATGTCTTCATCATAAGCAGTCATGTATCTCATTTCGATAGTTCCACTTCGAAGTGGATGTCCTTCTGGATACACCTTACCTTGTGAAATTAAATCGATTACTTCTGTTGGTATTCGTTTTACTTGCTTTTGTTCGTATTTCTGTTTTGCTACGTTAATCAGTTCCTGATCAGATAACTTGGTTGTCATTTTTGTCATGATATTTCCTTTATATAACCTTTATTATAAATATATTGTACAGTAAAAAGTGGGGCGATAAACCCCACTTCATGTTAATATAAATATGTTTGTTATCCTGCTTGATTTACATCTGCACTAAAATCTAATACTGCGAAATCATATGCCAATGTTAAACTAATTTCTACTGCTCCTTCTGTGCCCCAATCCATATCACCGAAACTAGCATCTTTTATATACGCTCTTTTTAATTGCCAATATTCAACTTTTTCACCAGTACCGGATAAACTATAAAAATCAATGTCTTTTTTATAATCGGTTGAATATCCATTACGGCCTGTTAATGATTCGTGGTGTAGTCGTACCCATGTCATTGTTGCTTCAGCGCCGGATGGAACAATTGGATCATACAATGTTATAGTTATATCATTCCAAGTAGACTTTCCTTTAAGTTTTCTGTCAACGTTTATATGATTTAAAACAACTGATCCGTTAGTCATGGAAGGCCGATTTGCTGTTTTTATAAGATATGATGGTATATCAGCAATGTACATGATAAATCGATTAGTATATTTCGGTTCCCATCCAAACGCGTTATCATATAAATCATTTAAACTGATTGCAGGTAATGTTGGTGTAAGTGCCATGAGTTATATCCTTATTCTTTTTATATAAATATCCGTTACAGTAAAAAAGGTAGAATCGAAATCCTACCTTTTTCAAATTATTTGAAATTTAATATTCTATACCGGGAAAGATGCTCCAGTTGGTTGAATATTAAAATCAAGAATAATAAACTCTGCCGTACGAGTTGGTTGCAAGAAGATTTGACCGTATAATATGTTCTGATCAATTAAGTCAGGTGTATTATTTGTCGAATCCATCACAACACGGAATGCATATAATCCTTGTCGTTGTTTTACTTGATCCAGATAAGGATTAACAATGTTTAAGAATTTATTTCTTGTCTCATCAGTGTTTTGTTCGAATACCAAATAACGAGTCGATGAAGCAATAAACTTCTTAACCGTAATTAGCAATCGTCTAACATTCACACGATCCAATGCACTTGGTCTTGCTTGAAGTGTTTTCTGACCCCAAACTGCAATACCTAAATTAGGGAAGTTCGCAATAGGGTTGATTCTAGCTTCGTACAAGTCTCCTTTTTGTTTTGGAGATAAAGTTATATATGTATCCGTAACCGACGTTAGACCTCCTCTATTCAAGCCTGCCGGGGCATACCATGGTGCTGCAACACTGTCATTGAAAGCAATCACACCTGGCATCACAACTGATGGTGGAACCCATGTTGGTTTTCCGTTTCTAGGATCATTTATCTTAACCCAAGGGAAATATGTTGCAGTGTAACTTGTGTCTAAACCATTAACCGTTGTGATAGCAGTTGCAACTGAATCAGTGATCGCATTTGAATCCATGATATAGAATGTGTCTTGACGATCTTCAGCCAATTGACGAGCTGCTGCGGTTACTGCAGGATGTATTGAATGAATAATACCTGGAGTTAACAACATGTTCATATCATAGAAGTCGGTATTACTCAACAAAGTAAATGCTTTTTTATAAGCAACCGTACCAGTAGTTGTTGAATTAGTGCAATCGAATCCAAATGTGTTAGATTCTTTTATATTAGTTCCAGAAAATTTAGGTAAATTAGGACGAGCTCCATCAAAACCACCTTGAGCCGGAACGATGAATTTACGAGTAGCTAAAGCAACATTTGTAGTCATTGTGCCTGCATCTAATGCTGCTGTCAAAGAACCACTATATGCAGAGGT